TCATCGGTCAGCCAAGCGGGGTCGAAACTCTCCTGCTGCTGCGCGATTAGGTCGGCTTGTACCTTGTGCCGGCAGTACTGCGCGAGCATCGGTGCATGTTCCTCGCCGAACCACTCGGCCGGCTTCGAGTTGACGACCGAAACCCAGACCGCCTTTTGTGCGTTGGTCAAAGTCGGTGGTGGTGCGAGCCGGTGCGATAACGACGTGGGCGAAGCGACCACAAGGGACGCTGCACTCTTGCGTCCTCGGTCTGCCATAGCCAAATTCCTAAAAAAATACGTTTTTATGAAGACCTTTATGGGAGATCGGTCTTTTCCAGTGTCTGTGCACCCTTTTTCCCTCCCCCCCTACCTGCGCCAGTGGTGACGAGGATCAAGGGGATGACCGGAGGGGTCGCAACCGGGCAACACCCCAGACCGTTCAAGGGTCTGCTTTGCCGAGTCGTGGCAGAGCTTACAAAGGCTCTGTAGGTTGGCCGGGTCACGGAACAACGTCAGGTCGCCTTTGTGCGGCTTCTTGTGGTCTGCAACGTTCGCGCTGGTGTACTTACCTAGGGCTAGGCAATAGGCGCACATGGGCTCCTTGCGTAGCTGTGCAAGGCGTAACTGCTTCCACTCGGCCGTGTTGTATAGGTGGTGCCAGCTAGCCTTTGTCTTCATCGTGTAGCACCGTTACGCGAGTGGCCTTCAGTGCGTAAGCACGAACCTTGTCGAAGTCGGGCTGGCTATCGGTAAGGACGGCAACGACCGCCACGCCCAAGGCGTACCACTGCCACCACCAAGCCATACGAATCCTGAGCCTTACCTTGATGCTCGCCATGCTCACGCCGCCTCGAACCATTCGGGCTTAACGAAATCGTCTTGCCCCACGCCATCGCGCCGCTTGTTCCAGTAGACCCAACCACCCGAACGGACACCGAGATACATCGCGTACCGGGTAACGTGGTTCACCCCGCACGCTTCGAGCGCCTCAAGAAAAAGCGCGTCGGCCTCGGCCCGAGTCTGGTAGTGGATGCAATACAGGAAGTCGTGAAAGACAGCGGCTTGCCGACTCTCCCCGTCCCGGTCGATCAACCAACGCAACAGGCGCGGAATACTCGCGAGGTCGGTGATGAATCCACGCGGGACCATGAACCGTGCGCCGTTCTTGGCGAGGTAAAGCAACCCGGCCAATACGACCCACTCGCCGGGCTTGTAGGCCCGGAGGTCCAAGGAAGTCAGGAACGCCATAACGCCCACCCCGCATTAAGCTCTGCCCAGGTACAGCAACCGTTCTTTTGCGCGGCGTGTTTCGAGCCCGGCTATCCGCATCCCGTTGTCGTATACCCAGCGCTTGAACTCGGCGGCGATACGCATAGGGTCCGACCGGGCGTTGATAAGCCGGAGGATGGTCGAAGTCTTAAACGCGCTCTTACCGATGTTGAACACGAACGATACGAGGGCATCGAACTCGTACTGTTCGAGCGGCGCGCTGACCAATTTGTTTACGGCGGTGATTGCCTCGGCCAAGTCTTTAGCGAGTAGTTCGAGCGCTCTCGCCTCGCTGATCTGCATCCCGGCAACGGCCGACGCGGTATGTCCGTACCCGATTGTCCAGCGTCCGCCCGTATCTCGATACGCGGTCAACCGCAGCGCCTCGAACCCCTTGATGGTTTCGATACCTTGAGGACTGATATTCACCGGATGAACCACCGTCGATCTTGATAAAGAACGCGCGCGATATTGCCGCCGCTATAGCTGATAAGGATCAGGACAACGCCGAAAAACAACACGCTCCAAATCTCGGTATGAGGCCCGTAAGTCGAAAACCGGATAAGTCCTTGTGCGGCCATCGCGAACGACGTACCGGCGAGCAAGAAGGCGAGCAGGGTCGAAAACCATTTGGTACGGCGTGCGCTGGAATACCCGAGCAATACGCCGACCGTTGCCAGATGAATGCAGATACGAATGGTCAGCAGTACGTCGCCATATGTCACAGGGTCATGGCTCATCACGCCCCCCCGGCTTTAGCCGCAAGACTGCCCGAATAAGAGTGGCAAGCCAGTGCGGTAAGTCGCCGTCATTGAGCACCATCAAGTTCAATGCGCCCAATACTGCTGCCGCTAATGCGCTGCCAATGATGGCTGCCAACATTGCGACAGCACTACCGACGGCGATACCCGTCGCGTAACCGAACCCCCATGAAACAATCGCCAAGCCAAGCTTTCGGACAAACCTGAAACACACCCCGCCGACCGTAGCGTCTGGCAGGAAAACAAAAAAAACGCACCCGAAACTGGCACCCATAGCCGCGCCGGGATGCAGTTCACCGATCATCGTCCAGACGAACAGCGCGAAGGCGGTTAACCATCCGGTCTGCTCGGCCATGGTTTCGTTCCCCATCGAAAATTCGTCCACAAAAAGGGTTTATTTTCGGGCATGATAAAAACCCCTGTTATCGGGGATAACAAAAAGGAGTCCGCAAAATGATGGATGTAGACGACGACTTTCTTCAGACCTATAACTTCGGCAGCCGGATCGAAGGCATGGACCGCTGCATGACCCTGCTTTCACTTCTGGATACGCTCTTAACCGGGCACCCGGCCGTTACTCGCGCCGAGGGCGAAGCCTTGGTAACTCAGGCGTTCGATGCCATCGCGTTGCTGTACCAAAAAATCGGGAATCTTGACGAGGAGCCGGTCGAATGATTTTCGTATTCGGGAGCAACCTCGCCGGCCGTCACGGTAAAGGCGCGGCAAAATTCGCGCTGGAGAACAAAGGCGCGATTTATGGTGTCGGTATCGGGCGTCAGGGCAATAGCTACGCGATACCGACAAAGGACCGCCAAATTCGCACGATTTTACTGTCGGAAATTTCGGGCTACGTTTCCGACTTCTTGGACTACGCCAGAGCGCACCCGGAGCTGGAATTCGAGGTAACAAAAATCGGGTGCGGCTTGGCCGGATATTACGAAACCAGTATCGCGCCGATGTTCAAGGGAGCCCCGGAGAACTGCCACCTACCTGACGAATTTCGCGAAATATTGGACCGCCAGCCATGAGCGCGCCGCAGCGGGGCGGGTCGGAACTACGCGAGCTGCTCGAATGGGCAAAATCGCTTGGATTCACATGCAACGTTGGCGGCAAACACTTGATATTTACCCGGCCGTTTACCCGTAAGGTTTTCGCCTCGTATACGCCGAGCTGTCCCTATGCCCGGCGAAATACTCGGCGCGATCTTTTGAAGGCTGTCGCCGAGGCCGACAAACACAACCCCAAGGAGTAACCGAATGACCGCAGGGGGAACCGACCGCGAAAGGTTGCTCGCCTACCTTTACCGCACCCTCGATATGCTCCCTTGGGTGCCGGAGAGTATGAGCCGAACCCTGCAAACCTCCTGCCTGAAAACGGTCCAACGCCTTTTAGCAAACGGCTGGATTGTCCAAGCCGAGGCGGTGCAATTGAGTACCCAAATCCGTAGCACGATACGCAACCGGAACCCGTCGCGCTGCGGCTTCGATAACTGACCCGAGGAGAAAACAAATGGCGTTTGAAGTCCCCGAGCGTTACCGCATCGCGGAAGGATTTATGGGCACAACGGCCTCTGATGGTAATAACGGCGCGTTCTATGTCCCGGTGCTGGGCAAGTTCTGGAACGTCATGGCGGGCGACGGTGCCGGGTGGGAACACGTCAGCATTAGCCGGCCAAAAGAAACCCCGCCGTGGGAGGTTATGTGCGCAATCAAAGCGCTATTTTGGTCGCCGGAGGATTGCGTAATCCAGTATCACCCGGCGAAATCTGAATACGTGAACTGCCACCCTCACTGCTTGCACCTATGGCGTCCGGTCGGGGTCGGTTTCCCGATTCCGCCAGCGTACTTGGTCGGCCCGAAATGAAGCGCGACAACCAACAAAAGGAGTAAGTCCGTGGAACCACAAAAACTGGAGATTCATACCGTCGTACAACTCAATCCCGGCAAGGTCAGCAACCCGATGTTTGCAGCCTGCTTCATGGTCGTAACCGAGTCTAAATCGTGGGGGGCTCAAGGTTACGTCACAGTGCCGGGCGAAAACGGTCTGGCGTATTACCGTGCCGAGTGGCACGAAATGGAGCTAATCGGGACAGCCGTTTGGGTTGACTCGCGTTTTTGAGTACCAACAACAGGAGCAATAAAAATG